AATTACCTAGCTTTGTAACGTTTGTGTAAAAGCTCATATATTATCCTTTGTTATAGGATTATTATATCACGATTTTAAAGGTATGTACACCGTTTTTATTGAATTCCGCCATCATAATTACCGAATCCCCAGAAGCGTTCTTTGCACCACCAGCATTCTCGACATGGTGCATCTGGTATGTCTGCTATACAAGATGCTGTGATATTAGCAAGGTCCATGATACCTTGATATCGATATTGTAGCTTGACCCATCTCTTATCGACTGCACCAAGTGGTACAACCGGAGTGGTTTGTGAAAATTCGATTAGTTCTTCAGGTGAAGGATCTGCATTTGGTATTGTATGTTCGTACATATGACTTGGACGATAACTCTCTGGCATTCCTTGAGTTGTTCCACGAACGATATGAGGAAGATCCCACAGCTCTTTCATAGCATCATAAAATTGTCGATGATATACTTCTTTTGACGTATCATCTGTCAAATGATATTGTGTTATATGAAGGAAGATTGATACATTAGGATATTTCTTTTGCACATACTCTACAACGCGTGTAGCTGCATCAGAGCTTTGCTGATGAACATATGATATATCATGTCCATGTATACAATGGATTTGTGTTGATTCTTTTCTATCGTTTATCATCTTTGCAAAAAGATATAACAAGAGGGCTGAGTCTGCGCCACCGGAAAGTGATAAACCGATATTTTCATTATTAGGATAGTTGTCGAAGTATTGCATTAAGCCTCGTAAAAATGGGTAGCCCATTACAGGCTACCCAATTACTTACCACACTATGTGGGATCGATGTCTTATTTTCTCTAACCTTCTCTCCAGGTCGCACATATCTACTGATCGAGATAGGTACTCTTCGTGAAGATCGATTGATGGAAAGGTTAGCCATTTAATCAGTCGTTTTATCATTTGATAGGGTATCCATCTCGTAAACTGCGTAAATCATGCTTACATAATGCGTTATAAACTGTATCTACAGATTCTCGTCTGTATTCAGTTGCTTGTAACATTACTGCTATATCCATGTTTGCAGATCTTTGTCTACCTTCTTGTATTGATCGACCAATGTATTTGAAAAAGTTAACGACGTTTTTCATTGAGTTGCTGACGTGTGTCATGTTTGGTTTCCTCGCTGTTACCAATGTTAATTTTGCGAGGACGCATTTCTTCTGGGATGACGATCTTCAAGTCTATTGCTAGTACTCCATCCACGAGATCTGCTCCGTGTACTTCTACGTATTCGGACAGCCTAAAGGTGCGTCTAAACTTCTTCGTGGATATACCGCGATGAATGAACTCTCTACCTTTGGTAATATGATCCCCTTTGACTGTAAGTGTACGTTCTTTGACGTCTACTTCCAGTTCGTCTTCACTGAATCCAGCCACAGCAAGTTCGATGAGAAATGTTTCTTCATCTACTTTTACAATATTGTGGGGTGGATAATGATCGTTCGAATGTTTAGTTGTATATTCTAGTTCTTTAAAAAGATGGTCGAATCCTACAAATGAACTGCGGGGAAAGAATTGTGTTATGCCTGTCATGTGTATCTCCTAATGAAAGCAAGATTAAAAATATGCACCAGCGAATGCCGCATGCACGGGTATTTATATCAGGTGACTGATATTCTTTGAAAAACAATAATATTTTTTATTGTTTTTATAAACTTTAGTTGTTTGTTATTATATATAAAGTCTGGTTGATACTGATCTTTTCTACTCTCTAGGTAGTAACCACCTTCGACTAGATTCGTCATCGCATGGCTATATGCGGCCATCTTAGATGGACCGCTATGTTCCCATATAGGAATATCATTTATAGCCAAAGCAATGCTGCAATCATATTCTCTCATAGAAGAGAGATGTCTTATATCCATTTCTACTACGTCTTTATGATTTGTTAAATTATCTGTATCAAAGCCTGTTATTTTACGAAGTGGATATAACTCCTTGAGTGTATCAAGTAGGCCACCTTTATATGAACCATATTCCATGATGTCACCTTCTGGTAGCCTATATTCTTGTAAAAGCTCTTTTACAAAATTAGCAATGTATTTTTCCCAATACGTTGCTTTCTCTACATTATCTTTCCAGAAAGTAAAGTCAGTATCAATTGTATCCATTATGTAGTCTTTTTTCCTATATTATATTTGGGACATAATTCCCATTGATCTTTTTCTTTAAACGGTATGATCTTTATTTGGCGTAATGGTGCACACTCAAGTGCTCCGTTTTTAACCATGGCCACTAGTCCCCAATCACTTAATAGTGTTGTGATAGTGTTTCTGCGCTCTAGATCATTGAGTTCAAAGTTAGATTTCTTACCATCTAATAAGAATAGTTCTTTGAAATGGACGATAAAGTATCGACCTTGCTTATGTAATATATGGCAAGATTGGAATAGTTTTTTATCTCTTCGTGATGCAACACCTATTCGTGTAAGTGTCTCTCTCACTTTGAGAAAATCGTCAGGTTCGTTCAGTGTAACTTCAAGCATTGTAGCTGGAGTCCACTCTATATTATTTTGTTCTTCCACCTTTATTCACCTTTATCTTTAACTCTGAAAGCTGTGAAGATGAGAGTAATGGTAAAACTTGGCGAGCCTTGTCATTGCTATAGCCATAATATTCTTTAACCACATCGATATCATTATGTACTTCAGGTTTGTTCCATTTTGAGAAACGCTTTCGTTTCCTGACTATATTTATAAGAAAAGAATATTGTAGCTTGTTATCAAGGTGGTGCTTCATATTCATTTCATTTGCCATCAGAACTGTATCATTAAAGTATGATAGAGATCTATTGACCATGTACGGTAGGTATGCTTTCTCAGCAATGTCATCTACCATAATATCTTTCTTAGTCATGTTGATTGAGTTAAGGTATTCGAACGGACTCAAAACGATAACTCCGGTCTTTCGCCCCATGATTCATCCATACGTTCGATAAGTATGTCTTGTGTAAGATCTATTGACTCACCCTTTAACATATCTCGTCCATCGTAGTATAATTGAGGAACTGTTTTATGACCTGCATTCTGTATAAAGGTCTTAGATTTGGGATCATACATGATATTTGATTCAACGTATTGTTGTCCCCATGCAGTCAGTTTCTTTTTAAGGATATCACAATATCCACATCTATCTTGAGTATATAACATTAACATTATTCGAACTCCACGTTTGCCATTACTTCGGTCATACATGCGACTATATTTAACTCATGATCTGCTACGAACGCATTCTTGTATTGATAATCGGCTAGTATAAGAACAAGCTGTGGAATACTAGATGGTTTCACGTTATCATTCATGCAATCATAGATACCACGAAATATAGCAGACGCATCTACATCTATGTTATTTACCACCCAAGACCTCATTTTCTTGAAATCTTTTTGTTTTAAATGCGATAATAATTCATCATATTGATTAGAATCACCAATATTTATAATGCTTTCATCGAGCTTATTATTGATGCTGCATCTCTGTAGTTCATTAAGAATACGACGCCAATCAGGTGCGTGCTTAGATATAACGTCAGCAAGAACTTTACTTGTAAAAGATACTTGTTCTTCGTATAGTATCTTTGCAGCATGATCCATAAACTTGCCACATAGCTGTGCTAGATCTGTTTTAGTTGTATTGAATTCATATACACCACATCGAGAGTGCAATGGTTCGATAATACGATTCTTGAAGTTACATGTAAGAATAAATCGGCAATTACTAGAGAATTGTTCGATGAACCCACGTAATGCAGGTTGAGTTGATTGTGGATTCAGATAATCAGCTTCGTCAAGTATGATAACCTTTTTGCCACCAGACAGGGATACTGTTGATGCAAATTGCTTTATCTTACCACGAAGAGTGTCGATGTTGCCTTCTTCAGAACCATTGATTATAATGTAATCAAGATCAAGCTCATTACAGAGAGCTTTAGCAACTGTAGTCTTGCCCAGGCCTGCTGTACCGGTGAATAGCATATTCTGCAATTCACC